GTATGAATTAGGTGTAAACCGCCTGGATGCTGACGGCGAAAAAGCAGAACAATCCATGAAGGCGTCTGTTCAATTTTTTACCAAAATTGAATACAGCGAACTGCCGGAAGAATTGGAATCATTTTTTGACAGCCTAGACATAGCGTATGAAAACGAAACCTATGCCGATTTCAACCAGGAAACAGGGCGCTATCACTATGGATGGAAGGTGGAATTTATTTGAATATGGATGTTTCCGGATTGGCGGAACTGATCCAGGATTTAAAATCCGCCGGCGATGATGTGGAAGATCTGGAAAAAGACATGCTGAATGCTGCTGGTGAAGAACTGGAAAAGGAATGGAAAGATCAGATCAATCGCCACGGATTTGTGAAAACCGGAGCGATGCAAGACCACGTTTCGTCCAAGTACAACTACAAGGCGAAAACAGTTATCACCTACCCGAAGGGGAAATCAAAAAGCGGTGGTGGAAAGCCCACAAGCAATGCAGTAAAAGCATATGTTCTGCATCATGGCAGAGAGCCGAACAGCAAAGGAAACGGCGGAATCAAAGCAAGCTATTTTGTGGACGATGTGAGAGACAACGGCGAAAAACGAGCAGCCACAGCAATGAACAAAGTGGTTGATGATTTTTTGAAAGGAAAGGGATTGTAAAATGGCAAAAATTGGAATGAGATACCCGGTAGCTGCAAAAATTACAGGCTATGGCGCCGATGGATACCCTACATATGATCAGGGCATTATCATTGGTAGGGGCGTAAAGGCTAGTATCAGCTACGATACGGCAGACGCGGCGTTGTACGCTGATGATTTGCTGGCAGAATCTGATGCGTCTGTTGTGGGCTATTCCGGTTCGTTAGAAGTTGACGGGTTCGGAACCCATCAAAGCGCAAAAAGCGAAGCAGTAGCAACGATTATGCAGTATTTGTATAATCTGGACACCAGCGAAGACAATTCGTTTGAAATTACAGATGCTATGCCGCCAAATTTGGGCATGGGCTACATCCGGCAAGTCGTCAAGCGCCACACAAAGACCTATACAGTTATTTGGTGCCACGAGGTGCAGTTCAAGAATCCGGCTGACGAAGATGCAACAAAGGAAAAGGGTGTGACATTCAACACGTCTACCATTGAATTTACTGGTCATGGCGTGGAAGTAACACCAAAATCCGGCGATTCCAGACAGGTATTTGTGAAACAGTTTACCGGATTTGAAACACTGACAGCGGCAAAAACGAAGCTGTACGAACTGGCAAAAATTAAAGAAACAACAGGTGAGGTTTAATGAATTCTGTAAAAATTGGCGGCGTTGAATATCCACTATTCTGGGATATTTTCGCAAATGACAAAATTTTTGAAGCATCCAAAGAATCCGGATGCAAGAATTTTGGGGAATGGCTGGAATCCAAAGATCAGCATGCATATGGAACAATTTTGTATGAACTGATTTGCGGCGGCATTCGCCACCATAATTCCAAAATTCGCATGGGATTGACGGCTGGGGAAATCATTCCGCTGTTGAATTTCCCGGATGATGAACGCTATACCATCATGTCTATGGCTAGAATTCGGGATTTTCGGGCGCTGGAATCGATGATAGACAATTGTTACACGGAATCTTCTGCGGTTTCCGTTCCGGACGAACTGAAAAAATACATTCCGGATGATGATTATATGGAAATCGCTGCAATGATCGAAGAATCCAAACAGGGTGATGAAAAAAACTAGCAGG